GCCCAGAAGAGGGACCGTACCACCGTTCGCATTGCCGACGATGTCGATAAGACCATTGGCGAGCGGGATGACCGGGGTGCCTTCATAGATAACGCTAGAAGTGCCCGCAGTCCCCGTCGTCTGGATCTTATACGTGCTAACACCGTTGGTGTTAGCGCCTTCGCCGAGCATCTTATACGGGCGGAGCCCGAAAGCGGCATCGATATTTGCCATTGCTCAGATCCTTGTGACTTAATCGGAGGAACGATTTCCCCCGAAGGTGACTCTGCTTTGCCGTTCAGGTTTAGTGATCGGCATTGTGGGATTGCTCTCACGCATCAGGTCGTTGTCCACCGCAGCAAGCTGCTCATTGGTCTGACGACGGTAATACGCGTTGCGTTGTTGTGCCAGTTCAAGAGGGATCCGGGCCAACACAAGGCCACCGACACCAATAACTCCGGCATGTTTGCCGTCTTGGATCGATGGGAGTTCCCAATCCGGATATTCCTCGGCGCGAACAAGTTCAAAACCTTCGCGGAGACGTGCGGATAGATTCTTCCGGTCATCTTGCCCGTTGGCTTCCATACGGATCCAACGATGAGCAAAGCCCTCCGGTGCAGGAGGTGCGTCCAGTGAGGACGGGGGCTTCCACGCTTTAGGGCGGGAAGACTTAGCACGGCTGGTTTCAGCACGCGGGGTACGTTCCATGGCGACAATCCTCTTCAACGAGCGAGTTTCTGAAGTTGCCGCGCATAATCTTTTACACTAACTCCAAGCTTGCGGGCAATCTCAATTTGTGAACGGGTCAACTTCACCTGTTTTGGGTTGCTGTCGGACCGTCCGGTGGGGCGAGCACCGGCAACGGATGCCGGGGCCTCTTGCTGCGCAGGTTGCCGCTTGAACTTGTGCGGGAACTCGCCTTGAATACGCCGGTCGAGTTCGGCGTAGTAGTCGTCTCCAGTCGGATCGTAGCCTTCTTCTTCCACAAGTTGGCTATGGATGACAAAAGCTGTCGCCGTCATGGCCTTATCCTGACCAAACCACTCGTTCCGCTCAGCCCAAGCCTCGGCCCTTGGATCCGGGCGTGCCGGAGCACGCTGTTGCGGAGCTTGCTGGGGTGCGGGTTGTTGAACGGGTTGAGGCTGCGGACGGTTTTTAACAACACGAACCCGCTCCTCCTCGACGGCCAGCGTTGAAAGCGCCTTCTGCGCTTCGATCTGAGCATCGACATCGCCAGACTCGACGGCGGCACGGAGCTTATCCGTAACAAGCTGCTGCTGAGTCTTGATCCGGTTTTCGTATTCGTTCACCAAGCTGGTGTCGAGCTGCGCGGCCTTCTGCTTGAAGGCATGGCTTTCGACCTGCAAGCTACGGGCATACTCAAGAGCAGCCTGCTCGCGGCGTTCCGCTTCGCGCATTTTGAAGGTAAGCTTGTCGATCCGCTTCTTAACGGATTCGCTGATACCCCCAAGATCGTCGTCAGATTTCTTGGCCGGCTCTGATTCAGCCTTGGCCTCGGAGGCTTTCTCCGGTTCTGGCAGGGCCTCTTCTTCGGCCTCTTCGATGATCTCGATATCTTCTTCGTCGTCTTTTTTGAGGACTTCCGTCTCGTTCATAGGATTTTCCCTATAGCGCAGATTAGACGTTCAGAACGTCTTTGGGGTCTGCGATGGTTGCGATGATCTCGTCATCGTTGAGGATGCGGACTTCCCCGCCCTCAATCTTGAAGCGGGCGCCGGCATAACGACCGAACAGCACCCAGTCACCCTTCTTGCACCACGGCCCGCCAGGGAACTTGTCCTTGTCGGTGTAGCAGTCAGCGCCCATGTGCAGCACATATCCGACCACGGTCGCCAGAGTCTGACGCTCCACGTACTCGTCGGGGAGGTAGACGTTGCCCTGCGTCTTGCCCTGACCGCGGAACGGCAGAACAAGCATCCGCCAGCCCGTCGGCTTCGGGAGCCGCTCGATGGCAGTCATGTCCATTTTGGTGGGGTCTAGGTAGAGTTCTTCCTGCTTAACGTAGGCTGACTCTACAGGGGAGACGCTTTCTGCGGCCGGCGCTTCAGGGGCCTTGGCCTTTACTTTCCGGGCTACATGCTCCGGCAGGATGAGTTCACTCATCGTCAATTTCACTCTGTTTTAGCAGAAGACGGATTTCAGATTCGATTTCGTTCCAAGCTTCAAGCTTGCCCCGAAGATGCCGAAAAGCGGCGAAGTCGTGGACGCTGCCTTCTGTTAAAGCTTCCACAACAACGCTACGCCGCTCACGCACAATCTTGTACAATTTTTCTACAATGTAAAGATCATCCATAAATAAAAACCTCAGTCCTGACAGAAAGCTTCACGACGAGCATTGTGAACTTTCACCTGCTCGATAGTCTTGTCCGTGTCTTTCTGGCTCCATGTAATGTAGCCGAACACCGAACAGCTAGTCTCTATTGAACCTGTCCTTGTCGCGCAGCCGCTCAGGATCAGTAATAACGGCATCACCAGCAATAATCGCATTTTTAATCCTCTCTAGTTCGATTTCCATACGACGTGCCTCGGCCAAGGCCACGGCATCAGATCGGATCTTCCAATAAAGCCCGGTGCATAGGACCACAGCTATAGCACCGAGTGCTACATACCGGCCAATCGGGGATAGGAGAAAGGGGAGAATCACTCGCCTGTCTCCTCCAAACGCTGACGACGCCAGTACCAGATAGCACCGGCAGCCAGAACGATGGCAACCAAAAGTAGAAACGTAGGATCTTTTACTAGATCCAACACGCTAGTTAAGGAATCGCCCGTATCCTTTACTTGGCGGGACACTTCGCCCGCCGCAGACAAGGCCGCAGCACCGCCCGTAAAGATGGCGGCATTGCCTTCCTTAGACTTGGACATCGTCTTAGCAGGCTTCTGAGGATCCGGCTTGACGCGGGCTTCATCGACATCGATGTCCGACCTATCGTTGACCGAGCGCCACAAGGCGCATTCCGCACGACGACGGCGCACCAGACCGGGCAGCTCCCGACCACCACCCTTGGTCCACTTCATCAGCTCCGCAGGAACTTCGCTGTACTTCCCAGCGTTGAGCTTCTTGAGCAGTGTGGACTTGGCCAACGCTCCTTCGCCCACGTTGAACGTGAACGATACCAGAGCGTCGAACTGGTTCTGAGAGAGCGGGACCGTAACAAGACGATCCACCGCGGACTCGTATTTAACGAGATCTCGGGCCAAGATCTCGTTGGCTTCCTGATAGGTGATCTTCATTTTAGGCACGACTTTAGGCGGACCGGCGGCGGAGGTATGCCCCACCCCAATCGTGAGTATCCCTGCGGGACACACATAGCTTTCTAAGCGTACGCCTTCGAACTGCTTAATCAGTTCGATGCCGGCCTGAGATGTTTTCACCGTACAACGAAGCCCTTGTTACGGAGCATGGCGCCCTGACCAAGGAACTTCTGACGGCCCTTCGGAGCAGCTTCCACCTTGACGGCGGATTCCTGAGCGAGAGGCACGGACCCCTGACCAACGATGGTCTGCGAGGTTTCGACGGCAGGGGTGGAGGATTTTTTCATAGCAAACCTCTTAGGTCGTGGGAGTCGTTGTGACCGGGGGCGGGGACGCCGGAGCAGACTGAGCCGGCTGCATCGGAGCAAACGGGGAGTAGAAGGAGTATGCTGCGGGAGGACCCATGTAAGCCCCCTGCGGAGTTGGAAAACCTTGGACCCCTGCCTGCGAACCATCGACAGGCATATAAGCACCCGTCATGCCCGGACGACGGCGGCTTGCAATCGCAAAGTACGACTCAAAGGGATTGGCCGTCGGACCTTGGAACGGGACTTGGAAAGGCGAAAAGCCGCGATATTGCGGGGGAGCCGGAGCCAAGTACGTCTGTGGTACGTACATGGTTGGGGCGGGCGTAATGTCGGCCGGAGCGGCTGCGACAGGAGCAGCACTCGGAAGACCCGTGGCGGGAGCCGCCGCAGGTGCGCCTGCCGCAGGAGCGGCAGAAGCCAGAGGAGCTGTAGGTGTGAACTGACCCGCCGCAGCATTACGGACAGCGTTCTCCATCATGTTGCCTTGCATGCTCTGCTGGAGCGTGCGTTGCTGCTGCGCACGGAGGGTGGCTTGTTCTGCAAGTTGCTTGTCGTACAGAGCTTGCTGATCAGCCAGCTTCTTGGCAAAGTCAGCTTCCATTTGAGCCCGCAACTTAGTTATGTCCGTTGTGGCGGTTGGAGTCTGCGTTCCGGTCAAGCCCTTGTATTCGGCCGAACCCAAAACAGCATCCCGGAACTGTTGCTCCGTAATTGCTCCGCTCATCAACGCCTGTTCCCACTGCTTAGCGGCAGGATCCTTGGCGTAAACATCTGCGAGCGTACCCTGACGTTGCAAGCCGTCCTTACCTGTGTACATGCGAGCAACGTCGTACTGAGCGCCTTCTTGGGAACGGCCAACTTGTTGCCGAACTTGGTCGGCAGTCAAATTGCCAGATTCAAGGGCTTGAACCCAGTTTTGAGCTGCTGCATCACCCTTTAGTCCGCGACCAACTTCTTGCTGGTAGATTTGGGCAACACGAGCTTCCGCCGAATTAGCAATAGCATTAGCCACCGCTTCTTGACTCATTCCAGAGGCAATGGCGTTTGACCAAGCCTCAAGACCAGCAGCGTCCGCCTCGCGCCCCAGTTGAGTCGTGTAAAGAGCGTTGACGAAATCTTTGATTCCTTGATCAGCCATGGCTGCTTCCTTCAGATCAGATAACTAGGGGACGATACCCTTGTTGGGGCGCTGGAGCAATAAAATCGGCGATATTGAAGCTGTACGGGGACACCGGCTTCGGCGCTGCGGGCGGGGCGATAACTTCGCTCCCTTGCTTCGCTTCGTTGCTCATGGTCCAAATGGTTGGGGCGACATCGCCACCACCGCCACCGTAGCCTTCGGCAACCCCCGCGTTCGACGGTCCTTCGCCGAAGCTTGGGCCAGAGCCGCCCATC